TCAGATATCGAGATTAGGATATACCGGATATGTCGTACTTAACAAGAACACCGGAAACCCGATGGTATCTCTTAACACTGCCGGATTGCGATTGTATACGGACTACACAGATGCAGACAACTACAATGCACTGATGCTTGGAAAATACGGACTGTATGCACAGAAAGTCCAGAATAAAGTGCTTGAACTTTGGATGGAAGGTGATACGAGCAAAAAGTGGGAAGGCTACATTGTTCGCTATCTGAACAACAAAGTCCGAATAAATACAAACTCACTTTTTACGGATGGATGCGAACTTGGAGCAAACATTTTGACAAATGGAAGTCTCACTGTTGAGAGGGCCGCTGGATTGAAAGGCGGCGCTTATGTACAGGGAAGTTTCTCTTTCGAGGACTCGGAGCAAACCGATGAAAGAAGCCCTGTCAGAAGAAGACCTATAGCTACACTGGGAACTGTTGGAAAAAAGGTGGCGTTTATCGGATGCGGTCAAACACAGACTGGAGGCACCGACATTGGAACTAGCTATAAAAACTATATCGAAGTTAGAGGACAGTTTACTGGTGCTAAAAATTTTGTAACAAGTAAATTTTATTCCGGTTCAGCCCCGTCCGACATCCGTCTAAAAGAGAACATCGAAGCCAGCGAAACAGACGCTCTCGAAACAGTTAATCGCATGAAAGTCCGTCAGTTCGATTGGAAAGAGCGGATGGGCGGATGGCATCAGGACATCGGTTTTGTGGCAGACGAACTGGAAGAAATCGACCCGAACTTGGCACTGGGCGGCGGATATGACGAAAACGGTGAGATGGACATTAAACAGATTAACAGTCCGTATCTTCTCAACTACGCCATTAAAGCTATACAGGAACTCAGTGCAAAGGTTGACGAGCAAGAGAAACGTATTAAGGAATTAGAAAGGAGATTACAGTAATGGGAAAATTTAACGAGTATTCACAGAAAGCAATACCAGCGGACAACGACACACTGATGATTTACGACGAAGCATCGAAGACAAACAAGCTTTCGCCGTTCAGTGGAATCTGGAACTGGATTGTTGGAAAACTGACCAATGCGGTCATCAGCAACTTGCAGACGAGCAACCAGACGGTACTGAGGGCGATTAATGAATTAAATAGTAAGACAACATTAAAAACATACCAAGGAGATAGTCTTTCTTCTACTTTTGGTCGGATACGTATAAGTAAAAATTTAGGATTTTCAAAACCTTCAAGTATATTTGTATTTGGTTATGAGGGAGTGGGCATAGTATTATTTGATACCATGAACGTTGATTCGTTACCAAAAAAAGCAGTTAATATTTACGGTAATATATTGACTCAAACAGATGATGGAACAGTTCTTGTCAATTTTGTTGATACATACAGGCAAATAACTATTATATCTCCACAAAGTATAGAAATAGAAGTAGAATCTGTTGAGCAATAGCCCTCTTCCCATTTTGTTGATTAAGAAACTTTGAAAATTTCATAAAAAGGAGTTGATAAATTGGAAATTAAAGGAATTGACGTGTCATCCAATCAAGGAAAACCGGACTGGGCGAAAGTGGCCAAATCCGGCATTAAATTTGCGATTTTGAGAGTGCACCAGAGGTCCGGCGTTGACGGTTCATTCGAGTACAACTACAAGGGATGCAAGAACAACGGAATCCTTATCGGTGGGTATAAATATTCTTACGCCCTGACACCGGCACAGGCGATTGACGAAGCGGAAGATGTGATTGCCGCACTGAACGGGCGAGGACTGGACTTTCCGGTGTTCTATGATCTCGAGTGGTCTAATCAGCGAAAACTCGGTAAACAGGCAGTCGAAAATATTGCAGTTGCCTTTCTGACAAGGATGAAAAAAGCTGGTTATAAGGTCGGTATCTACTGCAATCTGGACTGGTACAACGGCGTTCTGACTGACGCACTCAGAAAGTATGAGTGCTGGATTGCACATTACCCAGACCCCGATAACGGAACAATACAAACAAGGGTAAAACCAAAAGTAGGAATCGGTTGGCAGTATTCCAGCAAAGGAAAAGTATCCGGAATCAGCGGAAATGTTGATATGGACGTGTTCTACAAGGACTATAGAGGAACGGCACAGAAAGGAGAAACAACAATGGTAAAAATCAGTAACTGCGGACATGACGAAAACGGAAGATATGCAGGTGGGAAAGCAGGAGATCAGACTGGGACAGAATATCGGATCATGAACTGGTACAGTAGGCCGTGGCTCTGTGTCCTGAGATTCAATGACGCCAAAATCGCAGCCATGATCGCAGATATGGCGACAAAAGCAGCCCAGAACAATCTCATCGGGTACGATCAGGGCACAGCCGGAAACAGCAATGACCGGTATTCATTCTGGCAGCATCTGAAGGCGAGCAACTACGATCCGGCGCAGATCACGGTAGCTTGTGAATCCGATTGCAGTGCGAGCACAGCAGCTATTGTCAAGGGGGCTGGGTATCGCTTAAATAACGCAAAACTCAAGGCAGTCAGTATCTATCTGACAACACGAAACATGAGAGCCGCAATGAGGGCTGCCGGTGCGAAAGTGCTGACAGATAGTAAGTATCTGACATCCGGCGACTATTTGAAGGCAGGAGATATCCTTCTGAATGATAACCACCACGTGGCTATTGCTGTTACCACCGGCGCAAAAGTAAGTACGCCTTCAACCACGCTCACCGGTACCTTCCAGACAAGACTTCCGATTCTGAGAAAGGGCAGTTCTGGAACAGCAGTGGCAATGCTTCAGGCGATGCTGGGCGTAGAAGCTGACGGACAGTTTGGGGACGACACATATAATTCCCTTAAAGTTTTTCAGAAAAATGTTGGTGTAAAGGCAAATGGAACTTGCGGCATTGATACCTGGAAGAAAGCGATTGAGCATATGAAAGCAAATACAAAATAACGTTCTGATTGATTTTTCCTTCAGAACAAGGTATACTATCAACAGCCGCACAGGGGTTGAACTTATGATGTAAAGTTTCCTGTGTGGCTACGCACAAGTGAAGAGTGCAGACTGATTCCACCGTGCATGAACGGAAGAGCTGTATGTCCCAATTCGAGGCTGTTAGCAGCGGCACGAGTGGACAGTCAGGAAAAGAGTTGGGCATAAAAACCCGACTCTTTTCTTATTCTTCGAGATATTCCTGATATATCTGTTCTATTTCTCTTTTTCGGTTCTGCGATATTGAAACGATATCACCGGAAATCATCTTGATGTCAGATGCAATGTTTGCGATGTAATCCATGTTTACGATATAACTGCGGTGACACCGGACAAAACGCCGATCCAGAACTTTTTCTATCTCATGCAGACGCCGGTAAAAACCATACTGATGCCTGCACGTGCAATGGATGATGCACATTTGACCACGGCTTTCTATATATTCGATGTTACGAAAGAAAACCCTGTGGAAATCACCTTTGAATTTTACAGTGAGCATCCGTTCTTCCAATCTTCCAAGTGTAGTATCAATTACGGAAAACACCCTTCCATCTTCATGCCCTTTGATAACATACTGTGTTGCCTGAACATCAAAAGCATCACGCATGTAGCCGGCATGAGCTGTCCAGAACATCAGACTTCCGGAATAACCAGAGCCACGTAACTTATATGCTACATCAATACCATTTTCGCCGTCTTTTAAAATGATGTCCAACACGATCAAGTCAAACCATTCACCGTCTTTCACATCATCCACAAGAGGGACACCAGAAGTGTATTCTGAAATCTGGTACGTTCTGTCGCCCTTTTTCTTCAAAAATGACTCAGCCCTTGCCTTGAAATAATCAATATCAAGCTGGTTATCGTCAAGTATCGCTATTCGCATTTATATCACACCCTTTTTTCGTTATGCGAAAACATGCTATTTATTCAATTTACCAATTTTTACGGTGAAATGTTGTAGAATTTACAATGTAGATAGTATTTATACAGATATTATACTACAGCAGTTTAATACTGTAAATGGGCTGAATTGCCGGAAATTTACCAAAGCTGCTCTCCTGTGTTAATAAAAGTGCTTAAATATCCGGCAGTCAGTCCATAAATAAAAGATATGAGAAAATTATATTTTACTTCTGATATGATATTAAATCTGTAGTATATTCACCTTCATATTCAGCCAACGGTCTGATTGTTAATGCGAAATCTACTTTTGATATTTCAGAAATCTCGTTCATTGAAAGGAAATCGTCAGTTGGAGTTAAGGTTATAATTGTTTTACAATTATTCAGCAAATATTTGTTGCACAGTTCATAATTCACATCGGAAGTTGTAAAGTCATTATAAGTTTCAGAAACTACATCGTAAACAAAATACTGACCAGTTGTATTCGTGATGCAAAACGTGAAACTGTTCTCTTTTGATGATACAAAATCAACGCTAATACCATCTTTATCATATATGTTTTGAACGTTACTTAACACAGGTGAAGATGTTTCCGTGGCTCCAGTTACATCAACATGCACCTGACCACTATCGAAAGCTTT